AAAATGAAAAAGAAAATCTCAGAAGATTGGACTGACTCAGTTTCCAATGCCTCAGATTTGGCAAATCTTCTGAATCAATATCAAATAGATGGAAGTATTCCAGCAGCACTTGCTGATTTCTTTGCCGCAAACAATATTGCTGTAGGCGGTGGATGTGGAGCAAATGAATCTTACTTCCGAAAAGGTTATAGATTATCAGAAGATCCACAATGGACTTCCGATGTGCCAAACGCAACTGCTTTATCATATCTATTATCACAAGTTGGTTCTGATGGATCTATGCCAGCTGGTCTAGCATCATTCCTTGCACAATATCAAGGTGGCGGTGGTGGATGTGCTATGTCAGAAGACTATTTGTCAAGTCTCTTCAATGGAGAAAACTTAAGCGAAGACTTCAAGTTTAAGACTAAGACTATATTCGAAGCAGCAATAAGTGAAAGAGTTTCTTTGATTGAAAATAATATTCTTTCAGCATCAAAGGAAATTATAGAAGAACAAGTAATTGCAAATACACAACAAATTGTTGAACAAGTAGATCAATATCTCAACTATGTAATTTCTGAATGGATGGAAGAGAATAAAGTTGCAGTCGAAAGAGGTCTTCGCACCGAAATCGCAGAAAACTTCATTAACGGATTGAAGGATCTTTTCGAAAGTTCATTCATCGATGTTCCACAAGAGAAATACAATGTTTTGGATGATCTCTTTGAAGCAAACAATGAACTCAAGGAAAATTTAAACGGATTGATGAAAGAAAATATTTCCTTGAAGAATGAAATAAATGCTAGACTCTGTGCAGAGGCGTTTATGGAAGAAACTTCAGGTTTGGCAGACACACAAGTTGAGAAGTTAGCTAAACTTGCAGAAGGAATTGAATTTGAAAATCCAGATCAATATCGCAGAAAAGTTTCTTTACTTAAAGAATCATATTTTGGAGCAAAGAAGATTCAACAAAATAATAACGGTCTTTTGACTGAAGATATGGACACAGCACCAGTTCTTACTGAAAATTCTTCAGACCCATTTGTTTCTAGCGTAGCAAATACCATTAGTGTTCTCAACAAGAATACACCAAAGGTTGAAAAAGTATATAATTCCCCATCGTCTGCTCGCCTAGCAGGACTCATAAATCCAGGCATCGCAAAAGATAGTTTTATCTGAAAAATAAAAATTACTAAATAATAAAGATAACTTAAGGAGAGAAATAAAAATGTCACTAGATTTTAATGCAACAACACCATATGACCAACTCGTAGAAAAGTGGAACCCAGTTCTTGAGCACAAAGATCTTGGTTCAATCGGAGATCTTCACAAGAAGAGAGTTACAGCAGTTCTTCTCGAAAATCAAGTAAAAGCAATGAGAGAAGAAAGAGCAGCAGGAAACCTCTTTGAAGCATCAATGGGTCCAGTTGGAATGGGTGGTAACTTCACAACTGGTCAAGTCGGAGCAGCAGGAAACTTTGCTGGTTACGATCCAGTTCTTATCTCACTCGTTCGCCGCGCAATGCCAAATGTCGTTGCTTACGATATTGCTGGTGTTCAACCAATGACCGCACCAACAGGTCTTATCTTCGCAATGCGCGCTCGTTACGGCAATGATGGTGGTGGATACACAACAGGAGTTGAAGCACTCTTCGATGAACCATGGGCTAAGTTCTCTGGTGCATGTGGTTCAGTTGGTAATCTTCCAACCTATGGATTTACCGCTGGTCTTTCATATGCAGCATTGCTTTCTGGTTCTTCTGGTGGTTTGAATCCGTTTACAACAACAACACCAAATACTACAGGTGTTACCAGAGCAGATGTGTTCACACAATTCCGCGGAATGTTGACTTCATCCGCAGAAGGTCTTGGTGGTTCTACAGGTCTTGATTTCCGCGAAATGGCATTCAGCATTGAACGCCTTGCAGTAACTGCTCGTTCACGCGCTCTCAAGGCAGAATACACCACAGAACTTGCACAAGATCTCCGCGCAATTCATGGTCTTGACGCTGAAGCAGAACTTGCAAATATTCTCTCGGTTGAAATCATGAATGAAATCAACCGTGAAATTCTCCGCGCAATGTATCACATTGCTAAGACAGGTTGCCAACAATCAGATCTTCGCTATAAGGAAGCAGCTGGTGGAGTTGGTGGTGTGTACGATCTTCTCTCAGATTCAGACGGTCGTTGGTCAGCAGAACGCTTCCGTGGACTTATGTTCCAAATTGAACGCGAAGCAAATCAAATTGCTAAGGATACTCGTAGAGGAAAGGGTAACTTCATCGTTTGCAGCGCAGATGTCGCATCGGCACTCGCAATGGGTGGATTCCTCAACCTCTCACCAGCACTCAATGTTGACATGCAAGTAGATGATACAGGTAATGTCTTCGCTGGTATCCTCAATAACAAGTATAAAGTATACATCGATCCATTCGTTGCCAACAATCTCAACTTTGTCACTGTTGGTTATAAGGGAACTTCACCATATGATGCAGGATTCTTCTACTGCCCATATGTCCCACTACAAATGGTCCGCGCAGTTGGTCAAGATACCTTCCAACCAAAGATCGGTTTCAAGACTCGTTACGGTCTAGTCGCCAATCCATTCGGTCAAGGACGCGATCAATACAGCGCAAACGATGATGGTATGAGCACAGGTAATAACAATGCTTACTACCGCATCTTCGCAGTCACCAACCTCCACGGCGCATCAGGTAACTGATAAGTAAAAGTGGACAGAATTAACGAGAACCCAGGGGTAAAACCCTGGGTTTTCTTTTATAAATAGTATTATATGGCATTAAATCTCCAACAAACATATACGAGTATACCAGAGTTTATTCTTCAAACTCTACCTGGTGATTTTTTAAATGAATATTCATTAGCACCAGATACTCACAATTTATTAACAAATAATAAATTTCAATTCTTTATTGGTAGATGTCCTCGTTTATCATTTTTTTCACAAAGAGTAAATGTTCCAAGTCTTTCATTTGGCACATCAACACAATCAAATCCTACTGGTATCGTTTCTCGTAGACCTGGAACATCTTATGTCTATGATGATTTACAAGTTGGATTTGTGGTGGATGAAAATCTTACAAGTTGGTTGGAAGTACATAATTGGATGCTTGATCTTGGTATCAATTACCGAGGAGACACTGAGAAATTTGTACCAAATAAACCAAAAGAAGCACAAAAAGTTTCATCTGCTTCATTACTGATAATGAATAGTAATTATAAACCAATTATAAATTACACATTTAAAAATGTATATCCTACAATTTTAAGTGGAATAGACTTTGATTCTTCACAAACAGATACAGATCCAGTAATTGCAGCAGTAACATTTGCATATACTCATTACGAAGTTCAAATATTGACAAACCCATAAGGTAAATTTTTATATTATGAATATTGACCAAATTAGAGTTCAAGCGGAATTAGACACATCAATCGACGCAAATCATCTAGAAGAAGAATCTGCAAAAATACCACAGATACATAATAAATATTTGTGTATATTGATGGATGAAAAATTAATACTAGAATCTTTAGAGTCAAAAATAAAGGTATTAAAAAGAGATAAATGGTTATATTACTCTGGAAAGATGTCAGAAGAGGAATTAAAATTGAAGGGATGGAAACCCTTTGATCTCAATATTCTTAAACAGGATATTGATCGATTTATCGATAGTGATATTGATATTATTAGTCTTGGCAATAAAATTTTTCTACAAAAAGAAAAAGTAAATTACATAGAAGGTGTTGTTAAAATTATTTCAAATAAAATTTGGAATATAAGAGCATCCATCGAATGGATTAAATTCTCACAGGGTGTATGATACACATCAAAGAAGTTGATTCTGTTTATATTGAAATAGATTGCGAAAAGAGTATCGCAAAAGAATTATCATCATTCTTTACATTCAGAGTTCCCAATTCACAATACAATCCAGCATTTCGTAAAAAGAGATGGGATGGAAAGATTCGTCTTTTTAATATACTCACAAATAAAATTTACGCTGGACTACTTCCATATGTTTTAAAGTTTGCAGAAGACAGAGGTTATAAAATTTCATATGACTCTTCACTGAAAAAGGCAGATGAACCTTCAGAACTGCCTACAGTATATTCTGGGGGCAACCAGATTCAACCACACGACTACCAGATAGAAGCAGTCAAACACGCCATTGCAAATCGTAGAGCGTTGCTGATATCGCCAACGGGAAGTGGAAAGAGTCTTATCATATATTGCATCATGTTAGAGTTACTTAAGCGTGTAAGTAAGAAGATATTAATCGTTGTTCCAACAACAGGTCTGGTAACACAATTAAATTCAGATTTTCAAGACTATGCAAATACAAAAGAAATATCAAAACATATTCATTTGATATATGGTGGTCAGTCCAAAAATACCGATTCCAGAGTCATCATATCCACATGGCAAAGTCTATATGATCAAAACGAAGATTATTTTAGTCAATTTGATGCCATTATCGGGGACGAGTCTCATTTATTTAAGGCAAAATCACTTGTTAAAATAATGACAAAACTAAAAAATTGTGAGTATAAGATCGGAACCACAGGCACATTGGATGGCACACAGGTACACAGACTTGTACTTGAAGGATTGTTTGGCGCAGTAAAACAAGTTACTTCCACAAAAGAATTAATCGACAAAGATGTCTTGGCAAAATTAAATATAGAATGTTTATTATTAAAATATCCAGATTCTAAAGTTGCAGAGATTAAGAGAGCAAAATATCAAGAAGAAATAGAATGGTTAGTTCTAAATAATAAACGAAATGATTTTATATGTAATCTCGCAAATAGTATTAGTGGTAATGTCCTTGTTTTATTTAACTATGTCGAAAAGCATGGAGTACCGCTGTTTCAAAGTATATCTAAGGCGAACAAAAAGGAAGTTTATCTTATTTGCGGAAAAACAGATATTGAGGAGAGAGAACAAATAAGAAACATTGTTGATAAAAGTAAAAATAGTGTGTTAGTTGCTTCTTATGGAACATGTAGCACAGGTATTAATATCAAAAACATACACGCAATCATATTTGCATCTCCTTCTAAATCCGTGATAAGAGTTTTACAATCGATTGGTAGAGGTCTTAGAAAGTCTTCTACAAAAGACAAAGTTACGGTCTTTGATATTGGTGATGATCTCACCTATGGCAAGTATAAGAACCATGCCTTGAGACACCTAGATGAGCGAACTACCATATATACTAATGAAGAGTTCACCTTCAAGAAGACAAAAATTAAGTTAGGAGAATGAATATGAATATTAAGGTTCTTAAACTTAGAAGTGGTGAAGAAATAGCATGTCAGATCGTAGATCAAAACGATGCTAATTTTAAAATATTTCAACCAATGATATTCAAAACAATCTCATCATTAGATGATCTTGGAAGACCTTTTGATATAACAACATTATCAGATTGGTTAGTGAATACAGATAATAAAAATGTAGATTTGCCATCAAATCATATTGCATTTATCACAGAACCAAACACTCAAACTTTAGAGTTATATAAGAGTGAGAGTGAAAGAGAATTCAAAGAAAATGAAATTCAAAGCACATTACATGATACATCAGACGATGTAAAAGAAATTGCAAATAAAATAACAGATGCTGATTTATTTGGAATGTTCCTAGAGGACTTATTTAAGAATTCTATGAATAACGAAAATAAAACACCAAAATCATCTAAGAGAAAAAAGAAGAAAAAGAAAGAAACATATCCAACAGATCTAGAAGATCCATCAGAGTTGGACAGACATATGATTATGATGCAACTTTATATTCCAGCAGAATCCATAATGAATCTAGTAACAGCAGGTGTAATAGATCCAAAGACTTTACTTGATATGATCAAGGAAGTAAAGAAGAGAAATAAATTTACTGGAGATGAAAAGACCAGAGAAGATTTTGGTAACAAGTTCTCTGATTGGAACCCAGATCCTGAGTCTAATGACTATAAGTAACTATAGCTACTAATGGAACTTCTCATTTCATTCCCACAGAGAAATTATACACATGTTCATCAAAATCTGTCAAGCCTATGTCGTCAGTTTTTTTAAAAAAACATATGAAAGCTTGCAAACCTTCATAAACATGTTACAATTTGGCACTGTAGAGGATGAACATGAAAAAAGAAGATGATTTAGATCCAGAAATTGAAAAAGAAATCAAAACTTTAAAACATTATATTGATAATGAAAAATTTTGCAAGTCCATGACCGAGTGGAAGAAACTCGTCAATATTGCAGAAAATTGTGGAGATAAAAGACCACCAGTAACAAATTATATCGCTGAATGTTTTATTAAGATTGCAGAACATTTATCACATCGCCCTAATTTTATAAATTATCCATTTCGAGAAGACATGGTTGGAGACGGTGTAGAAAATTGTTTATTGTATGCTCATAATTTTGATCCAGAAAAATCATCAAATCCTTTTTCGTATTTTACACAAATAATTTATTATGCTTTTTTGCGTAGAATTGAAAAGGAAAAGAAACAAGCATATATTAAATTCAAATGCTTACAGATGAAAGATGTTGATGGGAAATTTATTGATTGGTTGAAGAGTACCGAAGCATCCAGTTACTCTGACTTCATTCAAAAGAATTTTTCACTATCAGAAAAGGATCTGGAAAAACTTACAGAAAAAGAAAATCTAAAGAAGAAAAGAAAAAAGAGAAAAAAGTGAAAATTGCATTTCTTTGTGATACGCATTTTGGTTGTAGAAACGATTCTCCGTTCTTTCTGGAAAACGCATTAAGTTTTTTTGAAAAACAATTTTTTCCTTTTTTGGAAAAACACAATATAAAGAATGTTATCCACCTTGGAGATTTCTTTGACAGGAGAAAGTATGTTAATTTTAACACTCTGTCTGCTGTAAGAAAAAGATTTATTAATAAAATAGTAAGTGATGAGATCAATCTTCATATCACCATTGGTAATCATGACACATATTTTAGAAATACTAATGAATTAAATTCTCTAAACGAATTGCTGAATGATCGTTTTCCTAATATTAAAGTCTATGAAAAACCATCAAAAATAAATTTTGATGATTTTTGCTTTGGTATTATACCTTGGGTTACGAAAGAAAATGAACCTGAAGTTTTAGATTTTATTTCAAAATGTCCATGCAAGATGATCGGTGGTCATTTTGAAATTGTTGGATTTCAAGTAATTCCTGGAATCAAACATCAAGGTGGATTTAATATTTCAGTGTTTAACAGATTCGATAAAGTGTTATCTGGTCATTTCCACATAAAACAAACTGAAGGAAATATTCACTATCTTGGTACACAATATCAAATGAATTTTTCGGATGTGTATAGCAAAAAAGGATTTCATGTCTATGACACAGAAACCGATGAATTGCAATTTGTAGAAAATGAAAACAACATCTTTCATCTCTTCACATACGATGATTCAAGTCCAGAAGAGTTGAAGAATATGGCAAAGTTCTTAAAGAACAATAATTTGCAAGGTGGATTTATTCGAGTAAATGTCAGAAGTAAATCCAAGCAAGAAATATTTGATAAATTTATATCTGCATTGTGGGAAAAGGGAATACAAGATCTATCCCTAATAGAAGAAGTGTTTGAATCAACCTCTAATATAGAATTTGATGAAACGCAAGATACTATGAGTATTATCAATGCAGAAATTGATTCAATACCAAAAGATATTGACAAATATAAGTTGAAGAATATAATTAAAGATCTTTATATGGAAAGTTTAAAAATATGAATTTCAACAAAGATACAAAATTAGAATTTGATAATGAAAGACCTGTTAATCTAAACATGAGAACCAAAGAAGAACCACTCCCTGGAGAATACAGGGCAGAGGTAGATCCGTATGGAATGCTCATTCGAAAATCACATGCACATTATGTTGGGTCTTTGGTTGTCAAAGGAAATCAACTAACCATAGGGGTGGCAACACAATTCAAACCAACAGAAACTGTAATTTCAAAGTCTCGACTACATGGTTACGGAGCATTTGCAACAAAAGATTATGTTGTAGGCGATGTCATTGAAGAATTTTATTGTATTCTACTGGACACCACAACTGAAAATACAACAGATTTTATCTTAAACAGATATGGACTTCTCTGGGAATGTGATTGTGATATTTGTAAAAAGAATGGAAAAACATTTGTTATTCCTACTGGGAATATATTAACTTATAATCATTCTGATACTCCAAATGTTTTCATTTCAATTGAAAAACCATTGCGAAGAGGAAAGGTTATTGCTTTGAATGACATTAAAGCAGGAGACGAACTTCTTCGTTATTATGGAAAGGAACATGAAAAGTTACTAGAAAAAGAACCTTTCATAACAACCAGATTGGATGTGGTCGAAGGACTTCCTGTGAGAACAGTATCAAGTGAGATTGATAATATTCTAAATCAAAAAGAAAATACAGAACCTGTAGAAACTGAAATAGTAGAATCAAATACAAAGGCATTGTCTTCAACAATGTTCCGTTCTATGATTGTTCCTGAGAAATTACTATGATAAAATTTCACAAAGTAAGATTTAAGAATTTTGGATCATTTGGAAATAACATGACAGAAATTGTATTGGATAAAAACAATACAACATTGATCTGTGGATCTAATGGCAGTGGAAAATCTTTTGCTTTTTTAGATTCGATCACATTTGCTTTGTTTGGAAAACCATTTCGTAAAATAAATATTCCACAACTTACAAATTCCATTAACGAAAAGAATTGTCTGGTTGAGATTGAATTTAGTAAAGGATCTGAAAACTTTTTAGTCAAACGCGGTATAAATCCCAGAATTTTTGAGATTTATAAAAATGGATCATTGATCAATCAGGATGCAAAATCTTTAGATTATCAAGAACTATTAGAACAACAAATATTAAAAATGAACTACAAGACTTTTACCCAAGTGGTAATTCTTGGTAGTTCTTCTTTCGTTCCATTCATGCAACTTTCAGCAGCAGATCGTAGATCTGTAATTGAAAACATTTTAGACATTAACATCTTTAGTACGATGAATGTTGTTTTGAAAGGAAAGATATTATCTCTCAAGGAAAATATAAAGGATGTAGGAACAAGAATTGAGGTAGAGAAAAATAAAATCTCTGTACAAACTAGTTTAATCTCTACCCTTGAGAAGAAAAACAAAGAAGATAATGTTGAAAAAGAAAATAAGATTAAAGAACTAGAAGAGAAAATAAATGAGCTGACTTTTAAACATCTTTCTCACAGATCGATGTCTTTAGAAGATGATACTGGTATTGCTATAACAGCAATAAAACAAAATAAAGAAAAAATAAAGTCATTGTCCAAGAACATTTCAAATATTGAAGCATTGAAAAATCAGAAACAATCTGACATTAAATTCTTTCAGGAAAATCACATTTGTCCTACTTGTTCACAATCTATTGATGAAAAAGTAAAGAAATCAAAAATTCTTTCAAATAATTTGGATATATCCAATTATAATTCTTCACTTGATATGGCAAAGTCTAGGGTAGACGAGTTAGAAACACTAAATTCCACAATTGAAGAAAATTTAGAAAATGTAAAGAAAGAATTAATAGAATATAAGAATGAATTGGCAACGATAGATGCATATAAAAAAGAAATATCAAAGATTCAATCCTCAATCAACAAAACATCTTTGGTTGGTGATATTCAAGTAGAAAAAGAAAAACTTGCTCATATTCAAGGATGTCTAGAGACTTTAGAGACTGAAAAGAAAGAATATTCGGAAGATCTAATGTATCACGAACTTGCAAGTGAGTTGATGAAAGATGGTGGAGTGAAGGCGAAGATTATCAAGTATTATTTGCCATTCATGAATAAGCACATCAATCGATTTTTGTCCGCTATGGATTTCTTTGTACAATTTAATCTGGATGAGGAATTCAATGAGCAGATCAAGTCTCGGCATCGCGACGAGTTCAGTTACATGAACTTCAGCGAGGGTGAAAAGATGAGAATTGATTTGGCATTGCTTCTCGCTTGGAGAGAGATTGCTAGGTCTAAGAACAGTGTTAACTGCAATCTTTTGATTCTTGACGAGGTTTTTGATTCATCTTTAGATGGTGTTGGTATGGACGAGTTGATGAAACTACTTAAAGTTATTAGTGACAAAGCGAATGTATATGTTATCAGTCATAAAACAGATCAATTAATAGATAAGTTTTCTAACACAATTAGTTTTGAGAAGAAAAATAATTTTAGTAGAATGATAAATAATTGAAATGGCGAAGACAGATAACATCAATTTTCGTGGTAAATATAAAAAATATGATGTAAACGGAAATCCATATCTCTACAGAATTGGAGATACTGTATCGTATAATGGTAAAAAATATGTTGCAACACAACCAACAGAAAATTTAATACCAGGAACGATTAATGGATCAGCAGCGTGGGATGAAATATCTACTGGAAATAATTTTTACTTTCAGAATGAAAATCCATATTCGCCATCTGTGGGAGATCGTTGGTATAGACCAGAATCTAATATTCTTTATAATTATGTTGAAGAAGATGGTAATAAGTTTTGGTTAGAAATAACAAATAAATCGTCAATCACAAATAAAACAACATTTGTTACTGGTGCATCATATTCTTCAAACATATATGATTACTATATTGGGGTTAGTTGTAGTGGAACCGCTGGAATATATCTACCACCAAATCCAGATACTGGAAAAGTTGTAATAGTAAAAGATGAATCTGGTCATGCTGGAGATCCATACAAATACATCGTAATACGAGGTGCTACAGCAACCGATATGATCGATAGAGAAGCATCAGCAACAATAAATATAAATAACGCATCTTTACAATTCATATACAGAAGCGGATGGAGAATTATATGAGTTATCTGTTTAACGACAAAATTGGATTCAAAGATAATGCAGTAGATGCATTTAATCGCCTTAAAACTTCAAATCCATTCACTCTATTCGATTCTCAACATCGATATGCCATGAATGATAAATGGGATACTTTTGGAGTTACTGGTGGAACTGCAACATTCGTGGTAAATGAAAGTGTCATCAATATGACTGTTGGTGTTACTGCTGGAGCAAAAGTAACGAGAGAAACAAAAAGAGTATTTCCATATCAACCAGGAAAATCCTTATTGGTTCTTAATACATTTGCCTTTAATACTCCGAAGGAAAATTTAAGACAACGAGTTGGATATTTTGGAATTACTGGTGGTGCTACATCTGGAACTCCATACAATGGAATTTATCTTGAGCAAAATGGTCTTACACTCAGCATTAATTTAGCATCAGGTTCTTTGAATCAAACAACTACCGTAAATCAGAGTTCATGGAATGGTGATAAATTCGATGGTTCTGGTAGTTCTGGTAGAACATTAGATGTATCTAAAGGAAATATATTTTGGGCAGATATAGAGTGGTTGGGTGTTGGTGATGTTCGTTGTGGATTTTTCGTTGATGGAAAACCAGTAGTAGCACACATATTCCACAATGACAATGTAAATTCAACGACATACATGACAACTGCAAGTTTACCAATTCGTTATGAGTTGGAAAATACAGCAACAACTGCTTCAAGCAGCACAATGAAGCAGATATGTTCTTCCGTTCAGTCTGAGGGTGGTTATGAAGGATTCGCAAGAAGATATAATGTTACAAAAAATGGATCAAATCCAACAACATTGACAACTCAGGATATTCAATATCCTATAATTGCATTGAGATTGAATTCAAATAGATTGGACAGCGCAGTAGTTCCTTCTAATTTAAGTGTTGTATTGGAACAAACTGCATCTAATAAACCAGACACAGTTCAATATAGAATCTTATTGAATCCAACATTAACTGGAAATACATGGTCAACACATTTTAATGGTAATGTTGATTATAATATTACTGCCACGGCAGTTACGGGTGGAACTGATATCATTGGTGGTTATATCAGTAGTAGTGGTGTTCTTGACATAAACAGTATTAATAATTTTAATTTTCAGTTAGGAAGATCACAAACTGGAGTGAGTGATACTTTTGTTCTTACAATGACACCAATAAATGATGGAGCACAAGTTTATTGTGATTTATCTTGGTTTGAAATTATTTAAAATTCAAAAGAAAGGCTTGAAGTGAAAAATAATCGTGTTATAATAGGTGAAACTTATGCGTGATGAAGACAAAAACAAAGATAAGATTCGTCCAAAACCAAAGCAATTAAAATCTATTGCTCAGAAAGAAAAAGAATCTCAAAAAACAAAATCAAAGCAACAACTTAGAAATTATATTGAGAGCGGGTTCGAGGACGACGATTTTGAGGATACTTTTACGAGGTAAATATGAATACTGTGACTTTTTCGAAAAATACCCTAACAATTCTAAAGAATTTTTCATCTCTAAATTCAAATCTGCTGGTAAAACCAGGAAATGTTATCAAGACCATTACTCCTTCCAAGAATGGAATGGCAGTTGCAAGTGTTGAAGAAAACTTCGATGTTGAGTTTGGAATTTGGGATCTCAATAAGTTTCTTGGTGTAGTAAGTCTTTTCAATAATCCAACATTTACATTCGGAGAAAAGAGTGTAAAGATTAAGAATGGTGGAGATTCTGTAGTAAATTACTTTTACTCGGAACCAAGACTCCTTTCAGTTCCAACCAAAGATGTGAACATGCCAAGTGTCAATGTGTCTACCACATTGACTGAAAAGCAATTCTCAGAA